GTGTTACTTTCAAGTTATAGACCATATACCAAGAAGGCTCAGTGTCAGTAATAAACACTGGGTAAGATTGATTAGGGGCTACTATAACATTTGAAGCAATGTAATTAGCCAAAGAATCCATATTACTATTTGAGGAATCTATGATTACATTAGTAGGGGTATTTGACGTATTATTATTATTATTATTATTGTTGTTGTTGTTGTTGTTGGTAGACGTAGTATCAGAAGTACTTGTTATAACAGGGAAGTCTATAACAGGGGTAATCTTATCGGTTATAGAATACTCACGAAATTCACTTAAGAATTGATCTAACCGCCTAATATCTAACGACATATTAAAAGTATTATGACTAGCACTATTAAATTTTGTTATTAACTTTAGCTGGTCATCTGACAACAAATCTAAATTTCTATTAACGAAAACTACATCTAAAATTTTAGCAAATAAACGACTATACTCGTAGTCTATTAAAGTATTAGTGCTATTTGGTTGAAGCTTTGTTAGAGTATAGTAGCTACCCTGAGTATAGTTAAAATTTCTACTATTACTTATATTAGTAGTTAGTGCAATTTGGGGTTTTCTGCCAGCATCTGTACATATAGGGTTTTCTGTAAAAATACAAGCTACATTTTCTCCATCAATAATACTACTATCTGCGTTAATACGATTGTTATCTGTGTAGATGTTGTTGTTTGCTGTAGCCATAGTATTACATAAAACCTTTATTGCGTATGTTTTTAAATAAACTTTCTTGGTTATTTGTGAATCCACGTTCTACTAATTTTGCGCAATTATTCTCAAAGCGTAAAAAGTAGCTATCACTTGTTTTTTGATTATTAGGACCACCTAAAGCACTGTAAGCTCTGTATGCTATATAGTTACACATTGGTTCTAAGAACATTCTAGAAATAGTTACATCTTCTGAAATGTCTTCTACTTCTGGAAGTAACATCTTACATACAAAGTTAAGGTGTGAATTATCAATAGGGTTATTTACTAAGAAGATATTAGTTGTAATTTCTTTAATATCAAAAGAACTTAGATCATCAACTGTATTAGGAAATGTTAAAGGTACTCCAAAGTCATCATACACTTCAAGCACTCTAATTAAATTAGGATCTCTAAGAGTATATGCTTTAATACCTGCATAAGTAGGTAAAGTGATTACAGTTGTCTTTAAGTTGAACCTAGAACTTAATTCTACAATTGCTGAGTTTAAATAACTAATCAAAGTAGTTGTAGCATTAGTGTTAGCAACAGTATTAGATTTATTTCTAAATGATTCTCCTAGTGATATGTTATAAATATCTCCATAAGCTACATTATCTAATATAGTACTTACTAACATTAAGTAAACTCCAATATGTTTAAGGATTGGCTATCATCCTATCTTACTAGATTATAGCACATACATTACTTACATTAATTATTAATTTGAGGTAAAGATACTACTTTACGTTTGTATTTAAAGTACATCTCATCATTATTAGCATCATAAATATACTGTTTGTACACTTTCTTATAGTTAGTTTGCCTATCAAAATTAGCATTTTGCTTATAATTACTCATACTCCATACTTGGAAAGGTATACTGTCAAAGAAGTTAAAAGCAACGCTATTAGTACCAAAGAAAGGTTTATTAGAAATCCTGTCTAGTACATCATGATATTTAAATACAAAATTCATACCCCATAGGAATTCACCTAAAGTTAAACTATCAGTATTAACCAAGGTCTTTATAACATTGTCAAATAAGCCATATTCATTAGTATTTAATACTTCATCATAAGGCATATGTCTTTGTTGATCAGTATAATTTAGCATTTGAACACTGCCTACTAATTGATCTCCTATTTCTCCAGTTATTATTAGTTTATTATCTAAGAATCCTTCAGGCATTTCCCTAATAAATTCATAACTTAGGAGTTTAGGAAACATTCTACTACCTGTTGTTGCTACATCTCTCTGTATCTGATCAGCAAGCATAGGGTACTCTTTAACAGACGATAAAGACATGCCTACACTAAATTCAATTCCAGCAGCAACTAGAGCATAGAAAACTAGAGTAGAATCTATACCCCCACTCCAAAGTAATACTACATCTTTGAGTGGATGTGCTTTAATTTTTTCAATTTGTATATCAATACACTCTTGAAAAGAAGTATTCGCATATGTAACTTTATCTTCAGTAGTAGGAACAGTATTTACAGTATTAATTATACCTTCTAAAGTTCCTGTCCTATCACAAGGTATTACACCAAAAAATCTAAAAAACCTGATAGAATCTGGTGAATTTTCAAAACCTAACATATAAATACCCCTACTAAATTTCAAACGTACCGTTACGCATTGGATGGTTATTTTCAAGTATTGTAGAACTATACACATGCATAGGTGCTACAAGTAAATAGTCATTTTCAGTAATAAAGTGATGTGGTGTCATTTTATCAAGTACTATTACATCACCAGGATTTAAAGGTACTTTTACTTCATCTAACATACCTTGAATACTATAACCACTTCCACTAATAACTTTAACTACTCTAACAGTTGAGTGGATATGATGTGCTTGTTCTTTAGTGCCTTTAGGCATATATAATAATTGTAATGTAGGATCACCATGCCTTACAGGAGGAAATACTTGCTGCGAACTACATCCATTAATATAAGGTAAATTAACAACACTTTCGTAGCTAGATGTTTTACTTTCGCATTGGTAACCTCTAATTAGTACAGCTAAGGAATCACTTTTAACCTTAGTACCACCTCTATACACACTGGCAGAAGTATCATCGATTAGCCATAAAGAGTCACCTAAAGGAATGTCTATCTCATGCTCGCCTACATACACAGTATAAGTGTATAGATCGTATTTATTTGACTGAAGTACAGCAGTATCACCTGCAGGTACTTTTACAATATTAAACATAAATTAATGCCTTTAATCTGAATTAGTATTTTCTAATAATTTTTCTAACTGTATAGCATCATTAAATGAGTACCTATCAATAATATGAAATTCCCCATTAATAAAGTATATATCTTTATGGGGATTATTTATGACTTTTGCTGTTATCTTTGAAAGAGATACGCCATCTTTTATTTGATCTGTAATATCAATCATATCCGAAGGGTGGAACTTAATAGCATCTGATGTAGTGTTAGGATAAATTTTACTCTTTAGTACCCTATTTTGTGCATTAAGCTTTACATAATAAACATTACCCATAATATATAACCTTTATCTATACGATATACGAGCTATAAGCTCCACTAGAGGTTTCAGGCTCATCTTCAAACATATCACCTGTCTTTGCGTTTACAGTCTCTTCTGAAGGCTTCCAAGGGGTTAGTTTAGCTAACATAGACACTGTATCAATAGCATCATCATGCTTACTCTTAAATCCTTTAGGAGAAGCATAACGTAATTCTTGTAGTAATTCTAGCACTAAAGGATGATCACGCATATCTTCTGGTAACCATATCTTTTTAGTTTTAAACCAAGGGAGCACTACGTTGAATCTCTCCATCTTATTAGTGGCAGGTCTGATACCTGCTTTACCGCTGTTATTCTCACTAGCAAGAGTAAAGTAAACATTCCTAGTAACCATCTGATCATAGATCCAAGATACAAAACCTCCTTGTTGACCAGATACTTCAACACCTACTTGCTGAGGTTTATACATTTGAACTAATCTGAACAGCTCATCAACGTTCCTATCCATTAACTGTCTTTTACATATACCATCTACTAGTAACCAATCGCCATTATTGTTATATGCCCATACACTTATAACACTAAAGTCACTAGCTTTACTCTCACTAGTAGCAAAGTCAGTAGTAATATAGAAGTTATATCTTTCTTTATTCTGCTGTACTTTCTTAGAATCATACCATACCAAGTCATGATCAAAGACTAACCTATCATCATCACTGATAATTCTTAGCATTAACTCTTGCATAAAGCTATCTACTTTTCCTGCAAGGACTGCTTTATCATATTGATCTTTAACATACTGATATGTAAATCGATCTTCCCATGCTCCTCTAAACTCTTCTGGAGCACATGGAAAAGTGTTGCATACTGGAAATACGTTAACGTACCACGCACCAGATTCAGCAGCTTTGTACAAAGGGTCGTTACTGTTGAACGGAGTACCGTTCCAAATAATTTTACGTCTTGTAGGGTGTAATGCATAATCAATAGCCTTATATACAGTATCTTCAATACTGGCTGTAATTGTAGGGCTTCTAGCGCCTTCGTCAGAAACCAAGTCATCTAATAAAGCAAAGTTAGGTCTCTTACCCATTTCCTTACTACCACGAACACCAGTTAATGCACCGTATCCTTTAATAATAAGTCTCTTACCATCTTTATTAGTAAACTCCCATCGAATATCAGTAAACTTAGCTTCAGGGACATATTGTTGTAGAAACTCACTATTCTCCCATCTAAACTCTAAGTTTTTCCTCATATTCTTTACACCATTCTCTATACTATCACTTACGTATAGAGCTAGATCTACTCTACCAAATCCAGGCAATTCACCATAAGTAGCTAAGTATAGAAACATATACTCACCAAATACAGTAGTCTTACCTGAACCACGGAATAGCATATTAAGTGTATTGGCTTTACCACCAGCAATCTGATCCAACATCTTGTAATGGATGATAGGTGTTAAGTTCTCTTCTCCATCAGAACCATTAACCAGCTTAATAAAGTTAACAAACTCTAATGAGAACTCACTAGGAATATAATTAACATCATCACCATAATCAACTTGATTAAGCCAATGCTCTACAGATTGCTTTATAGGTTTATCCATTAGT